AGACCCCAGTCACACAACAAACGCACAATACGATTCCGACGTTGAACATCATTTACCGTAAGGTTTGCTCTCTTGCCGTCAAGGGCAAAGAGTTCTTTAAAATGAACGATGTAATACTTACCTTGCTTATGAAGAATGTGGCAAGACTGATAGAGTTTCTTTTCCTTACGTGAAGCAACACCAATACGGGTTAGCGTCTCACGCACCTTAAGGAAATCATCAGGTTCATTCAAGAAAACCTCTACCATCTGGTCCTGTGACCAGTTTACCGTAGGTTCTACAGTACTCATTGCTTTCCTCCAATCTCAAGTCGCTGTTTGATAAAACTAATTTGTTCCGGTGTAAGGATTTTCAGAGCTTGTGATGCTTTTTCATTACTATAACCATAGTATTTTTTGACACATTCTAAATCCGTGACTTTATCCTTTCGGAGCCAGGGAGAAAATCTCTTCTTTTTCCTCAAAGTATTTAGATAAAATGAATATTGCATATCTTTATCTAAAAAATTGTATAGATTCATTTCGTTTGCATACATCACGCAATCGATATGTCCAGACAAACAACGATTCACAATATAAGGAGGATAAGAACTAATATGTTCAGACAAATCCTCCTTGTTGAAGTTGATTGAATTCAGCCAGTCCTTCAGTTCCATAATTAAAAAGTAGTAATTCCTTTCTTGCTTTTTGTTCTCTCATATATTCACCAACTGACCTCATAGTATAGGTCAAATCAAACTCTCCTGTTCTCCACATCTTAAACCTATCCTTTACCAGTTGATCGGAGTTGTAACTAATCAACTGAGGCATAAAGCATTCATCACAATCTTTAGCAAACTTATCGTGATCAAATCCCTTATGCATTGAACCCTTCTTACCATAAAGGTTATCTTTAATATCATATGGTGGATCAAGATAGACAAAGGTATCACCCTCATTATCCATCAAGCAATCATATGAATAGTTAGTAATCTTCCACTTAGAAATTAGTTGAGAGTATGCTGGTAGTTTTTCAATTCCTCTCATTGAGAAGTTGGAGTTACTTGCTTGTTTTGAGAAGGAGGAGGACTCTGTAAGACCACTAAAAGAACACTTATTTACCACGTAAAAAGATAGTGCTTTCCAATAAGAATCCTCACCAACTTCTAGATATGTCTTACTCTCTTGAAAAAGAACTTTAGCAGAAACTGGTTCACAATGTCTACTTTTCAATTGAATAAGATCATTTTTCATCTCTGTTCCAAACATCTGGAGTTGCTGCCAGAAGTTGACCAAAGGTTCATATAGATCATTGACCCAGATATCTAGATTAGGATACTTTTTGGTGATGTGAATAGCAACGCTACCGCCACCTAAGAAAGGTTCTCTAAACTCCTTATATTCACGAAGGTCAGGAAAGTAAGGATCCATTTTGGTACAAGCACGGGACTTGCCGCCAGGATAACGAAGAGGAGTGTTCAGAGATTTCATTGACTAATTCTGACAAATACAGCAGTAAGTCTGTCAATACTACTTGACATTTTATTATAACCAGATCCAATGTAAATTTGCCCCGCCACCACTGAGGCAGTTGCCATGCCCCAGAAAATATAATACCACTTAGATTTTACCTGTGCTCTGAGTTTCATTTCAGTAAATTCTTCATGAATATCTCGATGATGAAACCTCAAAGACTTATCGATAATTTTATCAATTTTCTTTTTCATTTGAATTCACACTCCACCATAATTTCAGTAAGACATGCAAGCATATTTATTTCTTGATCCGCCACGAATGCCATCTGATACTGATACTTAGCAAGCACAAGCACAGCAGCAGGAATAGAACTATTGGTAAGGGATTCAGAAAGAGCATCGTAGATACGACGCAAAAGAATAGAAGTATCATTATCCAGGTTATTAACAATCCATTTACGTACTTCAGGAAAGTTTTTTTCCTTAAGGTTTTTAACCAAGTCATTTACTTTTACATCACTAAAGGTAGCAAGAATGCCAGTGTCAATTTTGCCGCTAGAAGAATAGCGTTGGCATTCGTTCAACACTCTCCTCCAATCAGGAAAGTGTTTGTTGATTAGTTCGACAAGAACTTTTGGATCTGCTTCCACACTCTCTGTCTCAAGTATAGACCGGAGACGGTTGAAGAACGTTGCGGCAAGTTTTGGTTTGCTTTTGGAATTGGTGGAAAAGTCAATACACGCGCATCGGGAGTGGAGGGGTTCAATGATTTTGTTTTTGAAGTTGCAGGTGAAGATGAATCTGCAGTTGCCAGAAAACTCCTCTGTAAACGCCCTAAGTAGGAGTTGTACATCATTGGTTGTGTTGTCAGCTTCGTCAATGATGATGACTTTGTGTCTAGCAGTTGACGAAAGTGAGACGGTCGAAGCGAAATTCTTTGCAGTATTTCTGACCGTATCAAGGAAGCGTCCTTCATCGGATCCGTTGATGACATAAACATCTACTCCAAGTTCGTTACATAGGGCTTTTGCGACAGTGGTTTTACCACATCCAGCAGGTCCCGCAAGAAGAAGATTCGGAACCTCACCTTTATCTAGGAAATCTTGAAAAGTCTTTTTGATATTCTCTGGGAGAATACATTCTTCAATAGTCTGTGGACGATATTTTTCCACCCACAAAAATTCATTATTCATCACATTTAATTAAAGAAAAAGAACCATCTTTGTTATCAATCCATTCTAGCACATCCCCCTCTTTCCATCCAGTTGCTTCTAGGATTTCTGGAGTGAAAGTCAACATACCTTCATCATCAACTTTTAAAATGTGCTTCTTTGTTTTCTTTTCTGACAAAGGTGTCCACTCAAATCCACCTTGATCACAAATTTCTTGCAACTCTTTGTCTAATTCCATATTATACCCAATCAGGTTTACGGTGAGGTAAGCGAAGATAGTTTTCCGTTACCCAAGGTTTAGATGAAATATACATCTTGTACTTTGTGTATATATCTATTGTAGTATCATACTTAAACTCATCTGGACCTGCAAACACAAAATCTTTAGGACCCTTTCCACTACGTCCTGTAGGATCTCCAGTAGGAAGAATTTCCTTTGCAGCATTTAAAGTTGCGAAACAGGTATGAACCTTACCATAACGAGCAGCATACTCCGAACAAAGAGCAAATCCATGAGCAAGTAACCACTGCCAGTTCATCACGTAGTCATTTGCCCATATGGTACAGGGGTGATTACGAAAAGCACCCTTCTCAGTAGCATAGGGAGTGCCATCTGCTTTGGGAAGGGTGCCAAATCCATGCCCCCATTTGTCAGAGCATACAATAGCAAGCATCTGACAAGTCTCTAGAGGCATCTTGACGATGTGCTTATCAGGTAGAACTCTTGCAGACTTCCAAGGATCAGGGTCAGTAACAAAGATGTTCATAACAATTTTGATAATGAGATTATCAATAGAAATGATAGCATTATAACCACATCCCAAGACTTTGTGCGAATAAAGTAAGGAATGGAAATAAGGTCAGCGACAAAGTGAGTTGCTACTCCGATCATTACATTGACATGAAGAACAATAAAATAGGCAATGATCACGAGAGCACTGCCTAATATCCTCATAACTATATCAACTGAAAGTCGAGTCTGGTTCCAGTGCGATGTAATATGTGAGATCATGATTCTTACTAGTGAAACGTGACAGGAATTTAGATGACACAACCACTTCATAGGTGCCAGGAAGAACCTTGATATTCTCTACCTTGAAGTTGAAACAGAATTCAGAATCAGTCTCACCAACAATGATAGCAAAATCGTTAGAGGTATCGTTCTTCTTATCCCGAACAACCAGTTTGACCACACCTGCTTCACCAACAGCACAGATATCGGGCAGTTGATATACTGCTGCTGCTTTCAGCAACTTTTCCAGTTGGTCAGTGCTCAACTCAAAGCACACATCCTCAGTAGGAAGTTTGATCTCTTTGTCGGGAGGAGTCACAATGACATTCGGATCGGCAAAGAAATACTTAGAACGCATCTTGCCTTCACGAATCATCACATAACCTTCATTCGTAAAATCAAGTTCAGGTTGCTGGTGAAGACTCATACCATTGAGGAACTGGTTGAGGTCATAGATACCAAAGTCCTTAGTGAACTCTTCAGTAACAGTTGCCTCTGCCAGAATGTTCTTCATCACACTGATGGTGCGAAGTTTGTTACCCTCTTTGAAAAGAATAGACTGATTGATAGAAGAGAAGTTCTTCAGGACAGAAATAGTTTTATCAGAAAGTTTCATAGGGGGTCGAATTTTCATTACAGAGGCCAGCAAAGTGGTAAAGAAGAATGCAATAGTGAATTGCTTTTAGAAGGTCTCTCCGGTTTTTACCATTCTTCTTACCGAAGCGAGAGAGATACTTGATAGCATTAGAGCGACAGAAAGGTTCTGCATCACCAATACCTTCAATCAGATCAAGTGTCTGAGTTTTTGATTCGGGAGAAGCATAGTGAGCATTATACGTGCCACTGAGATAATCACGAATCTCTTTGAGGATAACATCCTCATGGTACTTCCAGAACCCATTATCATTCTTAGGAATATCTGGAAGGTCAGGGGTATTAAATGTAATCTTATCGTCGTTCACAGGAGCAGTTGCAATGTTGTAAGTATAGGAATTTTCCCAAAAGTCATTGTAATCATCTGAGTTTGCAGAGGTAATCATCAGTTCATCGTAAAGTAAACTCCAAGCATTAGTCATTATATCACCCAGCAGTGTAGGTGTCAATGGTGTCTTCAGAAGGCATCTGGAAATCTGCATCAACCTTATCATACAGTTCCATGAATGCCTGCTTTGTTTCATCATCAAAGCGATTCACACAAACTTCAATCGCTTTTGCCTTATCGCCAAAGATGCTGTAAGCACGGATGATGTGAACAAGGCGGCGAGTAGAGATAATCTCTTCGATACCACCGTCATAGAAAGTCTTGCGGATGATATCTCCCCAGTCAACCAATCGCTTGCAGAACTCACGATCCTCTACACCAAGATCTAGAGCAATACCCTCAAGAATCTTTTGTTCGGTTGCAGGAGTAGGATAAGACTGTTCAAAAGTTACAGGGAAGCGTTCCAGGAATGCCTCATTGAGAACATTGGTTCCAATAAAGCGACCGTCATCGCTACCTTTACCCTTAGTATTTGCAGTTGCAATAACATTAAATCCTTCCTTCGGTTGAATGTATTTACCAATCTTCTTCAGGAAGACTCCTTTTCCTTCCAAGATTGATTGAAGGCAAAGAATTTTGTTGGAAGCCAGGTCAATCTCGTCAAGCAGTAGAATCGCACCGCGTTGCAGGGCTTCGATGACCGGA